GATTAACAGGTGCTGAAAAATTAATGTCTGACGTTGAGAAACGCGTGAATGATAACTACTCTAATTTAGAGACTGTTGTTAAATCACTAGAAGCTCAACTAGCAGAGAAGTCTGAAGAAATCATGAACATTCGTGATTCAAAAAGACACTTTGCCGACAGACAAGGAAACAACAGCGATTGGAAAAAATCCTTCGAGCAAGACATTGCAGATGCTAAATTTGCAGGTCTAGCTACTGGTAGAGGATGGGAAACTCCAATGGCGAAATCTTTAATGGAAAAAGTTAACCAAATGTCAGGTGTTGACGTTTCATCTGCTGATTTCGAACAAGTTGTTTCAACAAATATCGAAAGAGATATTCAAAATGAATTAGTCTTGGCCCCTCTATTTAGAGAAATTCCAATGACTTCTGCTAATATGATTATCCCAATCTTGCCAGATGCAGGTTATGCTGAATTTACAGGTAACCAAGCTGCTTCAGGTTCTGCACCTCATGGTAACTTAGACCCACGAGGCGATGCTTATGATCCTGCAAACGGAGCTGGTATAGTTATGGCTGAAAGAACTCTTTCAACTAAAAAACTTATTTCTCAGTCTTACTTAGGTAATGAAACTGAAGAAGATGCAATCATGCCAATCTTACCTCTCATCAGAGAATCAATGGTAAGATCACACGCTAGAGGTATTGAAAATGCTATCCTAGCTGGTGATGATGCTGACGGCGCATACGGAACAAGTGGTGCGGCTTTTGAAGGACTCCTTCATTTAGCACGTAATGACAGTGATTTTACACAGTCAGCTACTGCTTTCGCTTCTGATACTGTTACAGCTGCAGAACTTCTTTCAATGAGAAAAAACATGGGCAAATATGGTGTTAACCCATCTGACGTAGTTTATATCGTTTCACAACGAACATATTTCGAACTACTAGAAGATGCAGAATTCCAAGATGCTAATTTAGTAGGCGACATGGCTACTAAACTAAGTGGTGAAATTGGTCAAGTATTCGGTTCAAGAGTACTATTATGTGACGAGTTCGCTACTCCAGCAGTATCTAAATTCGCTGCTATCGCAGTTAACCCTAGAAACTACGTATTACCAAGACTCAGAGGCGTAACCGTCGAGTCTGACTACGAAGTTGCTGCACAGCGCAGAGTACTAGTTGCTTCACAAAGAATTGGCTTCACCGATCTAATCGATGGCGTTACTTCTAAATGGGGACACATGTACAAAGGAAGTTAATATTTAGCTTAGACAGGATTCGTGGGGCAGCCTTAATTGCCCCACACTTTTAATTATGGCAAATTTAGTAACATTACAACAGTATAAGGACTTCACAGGAATTACAGGTGTGAATGAAGATGCGAAAATAAATGTTATAGTGCCAGCCATAAGTCAAGCAGTAAAAACTTACTGTGGCACGTCATTTGTTGATTATTATTCAACAGATAAAACTGAATATTTCGATATTCAAGATAGTTATACAAATGCTATTTTAGTGGATGAAAGCCCACTTGTCAGCGTCTCTCTGGTAGCAGAAAGATCAGGACAAAGTGACTCCTATACAACTCTAATAACAGGTAACTCAGATTCTAGTGGTAAGTACGAATACGTAGTAGACACTGATAGAGATACTATTTTTAGAACAACTGCAACTGCAGATAAAGCTTTTCCAAAAGGAAGAGCGGCAGTAAAAGTTACATATAGGTCAGGTTATGCTTCGACACCCGAAGATTTAAAACTGGCATGTTTTGATTTAGTAAAATATTATTTGAAAGACGAAAGAAAAGAAAGATTAGCAATAGCAGGAGCTTCAATACAGAATAATGTATCTACAAGTTTAAGAGAAAACATAGGATTTCCAGACCACATTAAGAGAATACTAGATTTCTATAAAGTGCATAAGTAAATGGCACTAGCAAATCTCAAAGAAGATGCTAAAGCTATAGTTGAAGCAATCAAAAGAGGAGCATCTTCATCAGATGACCCAGTACGAAATCTATTAAACAGAATACCTGCTGACTTTGAAATGGAGCAGGATATTATGGTTAAAGAAATCATGCTTCAACAAAAAAAGATACCAGGAAAAGGAAAAGGGTACGAAGGAGAAGGTAGTGAAATCTTTGGTGACAGAAAAAAAGAAGTAGAAGATTTTTGTTCGGCATGGTTAAATGACTTTGCCGCTAGAACTAAAAAGAAAGGAGCAAGCCCAAAAGGAAAAGTAGTTTGGGTAACTGAAGCTACAAAAAGCAAAGCAGGTAAATCTTTTTATGGAACAGCCTTTTTTAAAGAAGGAGTTCAAGATGCTGTTATATTTAATTGGTTTCAAGGATTACAGACAGAAACAAAAAAAGCTTTACAAGCAACAGGGAAGTATGATAATATATTAAAAGATGCTTCTAAAGGTCAGAGCGGTAAAGAATCTCCTTTTAATATTGGGCATAATGTATCAGTATCAGAATCACGATTAAGTATTTTTGCAAAGTCAGCTGTAGAATCTGCACAAGAATCAGGAGCATTTGCATCTGATCAAGAAGCAAAAGATTTTGTAATGACTTCGGTAAATAATTCTCTAGCAGCGAATGATTTAGATATACAAATAGATGAAGATATTGAAATATCTTTTAATAAGGACAAAGGATTAACAGGAACTGTTAAAGTTACTTATGCCGCTGAGGGGTGGTTTAAAAACCAAGTTTTAAGACAAGAAGAAGCTGGGTATGGTAGTATTTTAGCAAATCCAAAAAACAAAGATTCTTTATTAGAAACTTTACAGAGAGATATTGAAGAAGAATCAAAAAAACAACTAGTTGGACAAACAAAAAAACAGTTTGAAGATAGAAAAGGGTCAAACAGCCTAACAGACAATGCTTTAGCTATAATTATAAATAACCCTACTATGAGAAGGTTATATCGAAAAAAACTAGCGGTAAATTTAAGTAAAATTAAATTTGATGCAAAAGGCAAAAACCAAACTGCAAAAGCGCCTCTTAAGTTAGGAGGCCCAAAGAAAAGAAAAAAAATTGTTGGTAGTAGAGGAATTGCACTACCAAAGCAGAAAGATAATAAAGAAGATTTAGGACAAGTAGAAAGCGGCAATAACGAACTAATGCGAAAAGCTTTTGAAACAAGAGCTTTTGTCAATTCCAGACTTAGTAAAACAGTTGCAAATAATATGGGAAGACCTGGACTTGAGAATCAAACAGGAAGATTTGCAAGATCTGCCCAAGTAACAAATGCAATGGCAGTAGGTAATCAAGTACATATGGATTATACTTACAATCCACTTTACAGAGTATTTGAAGGTGGAGATCAATACACAGCAAGTTATGACCCAAGACCTCTTATAGAAAGCAGTATAAGAGAATTAGCAGCAGCTAAATTAGAGACAAGATTTACACTTAGGAGAGTATAATGGTAAGCAGAACGAAAAGAAAAAAAGTAGTAGATGCTCTCGTAAAAAAGTTAAAAGGAATTAATGGTAATCATCCCTTTAATTCAAATGTGTTTGACAATGTAGACGGACACTTAAAATTTTTAGATGAAATAGAACAATATCCAAAACTCTGCGTAGTAGCAGGGGATGAATTCAGAGAATATCAACCTGGAGCATTTAAATGGAGATTGTTGGATTTAACAATAAGAGTATATATTAGTGATGAAAATGATACTCAAGAAACACTAGCATTATTACTAGAAGATATTGAAAGTATTATAGATGATAATGATAGTTTAATGTATGACGACACAGTCGATCCAAGTCTAAGTACAACTTCTTTAACAATAGGAAGTATAAGTACTGATGAGGGAGTTATCGCTCCTTTAGGAATTGGAGAAATGACAGTCAGAGTACGATATTAGGAAACAGGTAAGGCACATAAATATGTAGCCGCACCCTTTCCATTATAAAACGGAGAAAGCAAAATGGCTTTAAATTTATCGAGAAATACGAAAGTATTTGTCAGCTCTGTAAATGGAGTACACGCAAGTGGTGGGTCAGTTAAAACTGTTGATGTAATAGCAGGAACAAATTCTGGTCATGCTGTAGGTGATGTATTAACCTTTGCAACAACAAATGGATCTGGAACAGGATTTAAGTGTATTGTCGCCGCAGTTAATAGTGGTGCAGTTACTGAAGTTTATATCCCGAATAATTTTCGAGGAGCAGGATACGCAGATAATAACACTGTTACTTCAACAGCTTCTACTGGAAGTGGTGCAGATGGGCTTGTATTAACTATTAATGGTGTTACAAGCACTACTACTACTGATAACTCAAGAGTAGCAACAGGACTATTTAAGGGTAATGGTACTCATGATGGCAATGCAGCCGCTAAAAAAATCAACACCTTTAGAATTGGTGTTTTAGATGGTTATAGTTTCTCACAAGGAAGTGAAAGCACAGACGTTACAATTAACGAAGCTGGTGCCTTCCCTAACCGTGGGTCAAAACGATTCAATGACTCTTTACCACCTGCAGAATGGTCTTTCGGTACATACGTACGACCTTTCAAGCATGGTACAGCTAGTTGGAGAGAAACAGGCGACATGGATATGGTAGAAAATATTCTTTGGTCTTCTATAGCAGGTAAAGATATCTGTGATGGTGCTTTAAGTGGTGACTCTAATCCAGCAGTTACTTTAACTAGCTCATCAGGAATTATAGATTTCGCAGGATCAGATCATCATGAATTATTGAAACTTTCAATATTCTTTGCTCTAGAAAATACAACTTATCGTTTGAATCAAGCTCAAGTAAATCAATGCGAGATTGACTTCTCAATTGATGGTATTGCTCAATTAACATGGTCTGGAAACGCAACAACAATTGACCAAGTTTCAACAGCAATTGAAGATCCTTCAAAAGTTCTTCATGCAAAACCAGCAGGATCAGACACTTCAGTTACAACTGCTACTTATGTAGAAGGTTATAACTATGCTGATTGTACTGGACCAGACGACGCTGATTACTTAAGAAACAAACTGTCAACATTAACACTTGCTGCAGCCGCTCAAGGTGGTGGTGCAGTTTCTGGTGGTTTAGATGCAAGAACATATGATATTAACATTACTGGTGGTTCTATTACTATCGCTAATAACGTAACATATGTAACACCTGAAACACTAGGTATTATTGACAAACCGATTGGATCTTTTACAGGATCTAGACAGATTACTGGTAACTTAACATGTTACTTGGATACAAAATCAAATGGTTCTAACCAATTACTTACAGACTTAGCTGGTGCAACCGACTTAGTTAGTAACGTATTTGATATGAGCTTATTCATGGGGGGCGCTTCAAGTGCTGTACCAGTTGTTGAGTTTAGTATTCCAAAAGCACATATGACAGTACCAACAATCGAAACTGGCGATCTGATTTCTACTTCAGTAGAATTCTCAGCTCATGGAAGTGACCTATTAACAGGTGATGAAATGACTGTAGTTTATAAGGGTTTAACAACTCACTCAGATACTCAGTACACAACAGACAATACTGTATAACAATGACAACGTACAACTTTCTACGAGAAAGTAAAGTACACCTCGTACATGGAGGAAGCCGTTACTTATTGGTAACGGCTCCCAACGTGTCGTTCTCACAAACATTTGCGGAAGATGCATATGAAGTAAAGACTTTGCACGATCAGACAAAGATGTTTCAGGGAACAAGTATAACAAAAGCAAACCCTGCTAGTTTCAGCTTCTCAGTATATTTAACAACAGAGAAAGATGAAACAATAGTAAAAGCACTTTTAACTGATTATGATGCTACAGAAGGACAAACAAGAGTTAACTCTTTTGACCTTTATATTGTAACAGGGGAAAGCACTTTTAAGTTAAATGAATGTGTCATTACAAATGGCGATTTCAACTTAGCTAAAAACTCACCACTAACTTTGAATGTTTCAGGACAGGCAAGTAAGTTAGAGAGAGTAGGAAATGCTTCTTATTCACTACCAAGTTCTTTGGTTAGTGCTAGTTCGACAAGAACTCCCATCACAAACATTATAGATGTTGAAGTAAGTGGATCAGATGTTTCAAGCATCATATCTGCTACATTAAGTGTTCAAAATGAAATACAATGGACACCTTATGAAACATTACATAATAGTCTTTCAGTTACAAATGCTTCAAACGCAATGTACCCTTCTGAGTTTACTCTTGGAAGAAGAGTTGTCTCGGGTAATATAGTACAATATATTACTAGCGATAACTCTAGTACTGTGCAAAGTTTTAATACAGACACTAGTGTTCGTATTAAAACAATCGTCAATGGCAGTACATTCTTAGACGCAAACTTAGCAAATTGCATGTTTACTAAAAGAATGGCTCAAGGCGAAGTATTTACGCAGACTTTTGACTATCGTTTGATAGGCAATCCTGCAAATTTATCAACCGTTATAACATATTAGGAGATATAACACCATGGATTTAAAATCATTACTAGTAGATAGTAAAACTACTTGGGTGGAATTCCCAGGATTACTCGGATTTGAAGTAGAACTTGCAAATCTATCAAGAAAAGAATTAACAAACCTTCGTAAAAAATGTACAATTAATAAATTTAATCGTAAAACTCGTCAATTTGAAGATGAATTAAATGATGAAAAATTTATTATTGAATTTACAAGATCAACAGTTAAAAATTGGAAAGGACTGCAATTAGGTTATTTACAAGACTTACTACTTGTAGATCTTAAAGGGCAAGACGCTGAAGCTGAAATGGAATTCTCAGAAGAAAATGCTCAGCAATTAGTTGAAAATTCTTCAGAATTCGATAACTGGCTCAATGAGGTAGTCTTTGACTTAGAAAATTTTCGCAACGAAGAACAAGGAAAAGTTACAAAAGAGACTCCAAGTATTTCTTGACAACAAAGATGTAGGAATGACCAAGGATCAATACTTGGAAATGATGGAGCAAATGGGGGAAGATCCCGACTGGGAAAAATGTCCAGAAGACTGGAATGATTTTCCTGAATTAACTCTAAATACTGTCAATATATTTCACAGTTTAGGAGATAGAATATTTCCAGATGTTGGGTATGTAGGAAAAGATTATACTAATTTTAAATTCTTACTACACAGATATGGAATAGAAGAACACAATGAAGAGTATGTATTAGAAACAATACTGTGGTTAGACAGTAGAGCAATCGAAGCTTCTCAAAAAAGATTAAAAGCTGAGAGAGATAAGATTAAGAGACGTTAATGGCGAACAAAGTAGCATTTGAGGTTGTAGTAACTTCAAAAGGATTTAAAGTAGTACAGCAGGAACAAGGAAAACTTGCGAAATCTATTGATAATACTGATAAAAAGACGAAGAATCTTGGTAAAACCCAAGATAAACAGTATGGTCGCCAAAAACAAGGAGTCATACAGACTGCTAACCAAACAAAGAACTTTTCCAAACTATCACAAACCATTGGCGGAAGTGGAGGTACATCTCTTGTAGGTGCTTACGCAACATTAGCCGCCAACGTCTTCGCAGCATCCGCTGCATTTAATGCTCTGTCACGAGCAGCAGAATTTCAAAAACTAAGAGAAGGTCTCGAGATTGTAGGAAATCAATCTGGTAGAACTCTTAGTATTCTTGCCGATAACTTAAGAGAAGCCACAGGAATGGCACTAACTTTAGAAGAAGCATCTAGTGCAGCTGCATTGGGTATTTCTGGAGGATTCGGCGAAGTAGAATTAGAAGGACTAGCAAAAGTCGCAAAAGGAGCAGCCTTAACATTAGGAAGAAACTTACCTGATGCATTCGATAGGTTAACAAGAGGTGCAATTAAACTAGAACCTGAAATTTTAGATGAATTAGGTATTATGGTTCGTCTTGATGATGCTGTAGAAAAATATGCAGCACAATTAGGTAAGTCAGCAAGTTCTTTAACACAAATGGAAAGACGACAAGCTTTTATGAATGAAATTCTTGAACAAGGTACAGCAAAATTTGGAGATATAGCAGAAGCTGCAGATCCAACAGCTTACCAAAAACTTGGAGCAACATTTGGAGACTTAACAAAAGAAATTTTTAATTTCTTTAATGAAACGCTTATGCTAAATTCAGTAATTGGACTATTAGCAAATAGTACAACTGCATTATTTGGAACAATGCTAATATTTGGTAGTACGATTGCAACTCAAATAGTACCTGCACTTGGAACTATGAGTCAAAAAGCAGCAGAAAGAGCTACAAAATCTGCCGCAGATTCAAAAGCTTTAGTTAAGGAATCTAATAACGAAATAAAAAGTCTTAAAAAGAAAACTAAAGAATTTAAACTTGGTTCAAAAGGTTATGTAAACGCTAAGAACGCTGAAGGATCAGCAACAGATAAGCTCACAATGAGCATTAAAAAATTAGAATTACAAGAAAAACGAAGACTAGCTAGCCTAGACAGAAATTTTGAAAAAGGTACAGCAAGATTTGCACAAAAAGAAGCAGAAATAAAACAAATTCAAAGACAGTTAGCGAACGAAAGAAAATTACTAGCACTACGAGAAGGACAAGGGGGCAAACAAATAGCCGCAAAAATTGCTAGAACGGATGCTGTTTTTGCAGGTAGACAAGCACAGTCAATAGCAAAATTCACCAGTGGAGAAGTAGGACTAAGTGCTGCAATGGCTTTAAATGCTAAAGCTTTTGACAAGAAAAAGAAACGAACTCTTGAAGCAATTAAAAATATGGGCTTTCTAACACGACAAAATGAAAAACTAAAATTAAAGTTTGCAGGACTTACAAAAAATGTAGGACTACTTACAGCCTCATTTGTAAAATTCCTACCTCTTATTGGAGCAACTCTAGTAATTATTGGAGCTCTAGCAATTGCTTTTGATAGATTTTATAATACAAAAGAAAGAAAAGCATATAATAAATCTTTTAAAGAGTTAGATAAAATTCTTGAGGGATTACCTGACAAAGCAAAAGAATATAATAAAGCACTAAACGCAAGTGGAAATGCAGGATCTTTACAATTAAGAACCTCAGCTATTCTTTCAAACCAAATTACAGAGATAAACGACAAACTACAAGAGTCTATAGAAAAAAGAAATGAGTTAGGAGAGTCAGGTGTTGGAAGTCTAGCTGGAACAGGGACTTTCTTCGCTCGTATTGACAAAAATGCATTAGGTGGAAAAGAAAGTCCAGCAAATATACTAGAGCAGGAAGTAAAAGCAATCGAAAAAATAGTAGGAACAAGACTACCACGAGTAGCAGAGACTTCTAGAACAGCTTTAAGAACCGCTGTTAGGATTCAAGACTCTGTAGAAATAAAAGCATTAGAAGAAATACTGACAAGTGATATTCCTGAGTACGTAAATGCAGCTAAAGATACTATGGGTTCTTTTAATGACGCGCTATCCAAAGGCGACGGAGTACTAGCTTTAGAAGAAGCATCAAAGGTTGTAGAAAGACTACAAGAAAGATTTGGGAAATTAAATGCAGCCATTGCAAGCTTTAATCAGACATTAATGGATGCCGAAAAAATAGGCTCTCAGTTCATTCAGAAATTTTTACCAAAAACTAGTACTACTGATATAATAAATACTTTTAATACTTTTGCTCAAAATATAGAAGCAATTGAAGAAGAAACAAAACGCTCAGGAACAGATACTGCCAATACTTTGGCAGCGGCTTTTTCAGCAACAGGTTCTAGTATTGGTGCTTTACTTGGGGGCACTTTCCTTGAACTTCAAACAAATTTTAATGTTGCCAAATCTCAACTAGATACTGCAAAAGCAGAACAAGAAAAATTCCAGAATATGGGATTTATGGGTAAAAGAAAAGCCGCAAAAGACGCAGGGTTTACAGGCATTGGTGCTGTAGGTCAACTGGAAGAACAACTAGATACTGGCGTTAGCACAGCAGAAACAGCATTTAAAACTACTAAAAAGCCTTTATCCGACGAAGGATTAAGAGCTTTTGAAGATACAAGAGAAGTCTTAATAGAAATAAACAAACTAGAAATTTTACGAAAAGCTAAACTAGAACAAATAAAAAATATACAAAAAATATCAAAAAATGTACTTGGACAAAGCGCACAAGCAGGCACATTACAAAATAAAGTATTAGATGATCAATTACAATTACGAAAAAATGCTTTTAATACAGGAAATAGAATTCTTGCAAACCAATTAAAAATAACAACAGAACAAGAAGAAGAATTAGGACTAGTAGGAGCATTAAAACTAAAAAGAATGCAAATGGTAGGCGACAAAGAAAAAGCCTTAGAAGTATCAAAAATCGATTTACAAATACAAGAACAAGAAAATATATTGTTCCAACAAAAAATGAATGCAGCGCAACAAGTAGCTAATATATCTAATGCTCAAATCGCAATCGATAAAACTGCCTTAAAATTAGCAGAAAGACAAGTAGGTTTTGAACAAAAACTAACAGCTGTAAGACTTGAAAGAGAAGCAATTTCAAGAGGACAAAGTAAAGCAGATCCTATTGCAACACTAATAGCAGAATTACAAGGAGAACAAGACAAAGTAAAATTTGCAAAAGAAAAAGCAAGAATAGAGCTTGCTTCTGCTAAAGTACAAAATGCTTTACTTGCTGCTCAATTAAAAGCTATGGTTGAAATGGGCCAAATGTCTTTATCACAAGCAAATAGCATAATAGATGATGCAGACATTGTACTAGATGGACTATCAACACAATTAAATAAGGAAATAGATAACGCATCAAAAACTGCAGTTCCAGCCTTAGAAAAAGCTTTTGCAAAAACTTTCGGAGGAGATTTAGTAAGTAAAAACTTATCAAAAGGAATAATGGCTGCGTTCTTACAGTCTTCAGGAGCAATAGCAACATTAGATCAACAGTTAATTGCTGCAGGAAGCACTCTAAGAGATTTTGGGCAGACAATGGTAGATACTTTTGGCGAAGATGGAGCAGTCGTAGGAGCTCTATCAAACTTCTCTGCATCACTTGTAGAAATTGGTCCAACAATTAGTCAAGCTTTTGCAAAAATAGATGAAGCAACAGGTGATCAAACAATAATGGGAGAAGATGGGAAGAAAAAGATAGTAGAAGGACTAAGCGAGCAATCAGCAGGATTATTAAAATATGCCGCTATAGCAGAAACAACTGGAGCAGTTTTATCTTCTTTTGGACAACTTATGCAAGCAGATTCAAATAGACGAATCGCCGCTATTGATAGTCAAATTGAAGCTGAAAAACGAATTGACGGAAAATCCGCAGAATCCATAGCAAGAATAAAAGCATTAGAAGGTAAAAAACTACAACTACAAAGAAAATCTTTTGAACAACAAAAGAAAATACAAATGGCACAAGTTATTGCTTCTACAGCTGCTGCAGTTATGCAAACAATGGCAGCAAGTGGAGTAGGATTCTTCGCTACACCAATGGCCATGCTTGTAGCCGCAATGGGTGCAGCTCAATTAGCTATAATTAGGAAAACTCAATTTGACGGGGGAGGCGGAGGAGATGTTGCAGCACCAAATACAGCCCTAAAGATTGGCGGAAGAAGTAATAATGTAGATGTTGGTTCAAAAGCAACAGGTGGAGAACTATCATACTTACGAGGAGATAGAGGAGTAGGATCTAATGCAAATAACTTTACACCTGGTGGAGCAATGGGAAGAAAAGGGTATGCAAATGGTGGAGATGGAATCGTTGTCGGAGAAAGAGGACCAGAAGTAATAACTCCCTCAGCACCAATCGATGTAACACCAAACTATGCTCTTGGTGGAC